TAAAAGCAACCCTCCTTATCAATATCTCTGCGCCCACAGAGATATTTTTTTATACATATATTTAAACGTTAAATTTCTTTCGTATTCCTTTATAATTTCTTAATTTTGTACCCAGTTAAATAACACATCAATCATAACATGGAAATAGAGGCAGAACTCAAAGGCAAATTAGAGCAGCTTTATAACCGTGTGGAAAGTCTCAAAGACCAGATTAACACGGAGGAAGCAACTAAAAACGCCTTCATCATGCCTTTCTTGCAGATACTCGGCTACGATGTATTTAACCCTACGGAGGTTATTCCTGAGTACGTGGCCGATATAGGCACCAAGAAAGGCGAAAAGGTAGATTATGTAATCAAGAAAGACGATCAGATTGTGATTATCATTGAGTGCAAGCATTGGAAAGAGAATATCAATGCTCATAACTCCCAGTTGCACCGATACTATCACGTTACTGATGCACGCTTTGGCATTATCACCAATGGGATTGTGTATGACTTCTTCACAGACCTTGAAAAGCCTAATATCATGGACAACAACCCTTTCCTTACCGTGAATTTGGCTAACCTCAAGGACAGCACCATTAAGGAGCTGGTGAAGTTTACCAAGGCTACCTTTAGCATTGACAATATATTAGAGAGTGCCGAAGCCCTCAAGTATGTACGCGCTCTCAAGAATGAGTTTGAAAAGGAAATACAGGAGCCGTCCGATGACTTTATCAAGCTGTTAGCGCGCCGTTTCTTTGATAAGCAAATCACCGCGGGGAGATTGGAGATATTCCGTGGATACCTCAAGCGTGCCATGACTTCCTATTTCAACGATTCGATTAATACCCGCCTAAAAACGGCCCTTGACATTAACGAGGGCAAGGCACCACAACCCAAGGAAGAACCAGTAACGCCCGAACCTATAGACGAGGAAGACGAAAGCAGGATCGTTACCACTGAGGAAGAGTTGGAAGGCTTTCAGATAGTTAAAGCGATTGTCAGGGAGAAAGTACCCGCTTCACGAATTGCCTACCGAGATACTATTTCCTATTTTGGTATATTATTGGACGATAACAACCGTAAGCCTATTTGTAGGTTGCATTTCAACGGAGCAAAGAAATATATTGAGTTCTTTGACAAAGGCAAAGACAGCTCCGAAAAGGTACTCCTTGACAGCTTGGACGATATTTACACTCATAAGGAACGCCTATTACATACCCTTGAAATTTACTAATAATGATAAATTTTCTTGAATAATAAAATTTGATAAATACTTACTATGGGTCTTTTTGATTTCTTAAAAAAGAAAGAGTTTGACAGGATAAAAGAATTGGAGAATAGAGTAAAGGAGTTGGAGGCTAAAAACAATTCTTTGTCTAAATATTTACCATTAACAGATATAGAAAGCCAAATAGAAAAACTAGAGCAAGACAAAATTAATATATCTAAAGAATATGAAAGTCTTAGATTTCATTATCATAAAGCCCTTGCAACTTATGAAGAATTAAAAAAGAAAATAAGTGTTTTTGAAGATGATTTGGAAATGGCTGAATATGGAGTCTATCAGCCTCATTTCAGTTTTGAAACATCCGAGGAATATAAACAAAAAATTCTTTTTTATAGGAACGAGGCTAAAGCTATGATAAAGGAAGGTAGTGCGGTAAATGGAGGAGATACTATCACTTGGAATGGTAGTCTTTCAAAAGGGCAAGCAATGGTAAAAAGAGAAAAGCAATTGATGTTACGTGCTTTTAATGGTGAAACAGATAGTTTTATTGCTAATGTAGATTGGAATAACATAAAAAAAATGGAAGAACGATTAAATAAATCGTTTGAAGCTATCAATAAAGTATATAAAGATCAAGGAATATCAATTTCAGAAATCTATAAAGAATATAAGACTTGGGAATTACAGCTCACTTATGAATATAAGAAAAAACTGCAAGAAGAGAAGGAAGAGCAAAGAGCTATCAGAGAACAAATGAGAGAAGAGGAGCGGGCAGAAAGAGAACTCGAAGCTGCAAGAATAAAAGCAGAAAAGGAAGAGATAATGTATATAAAAGCTCTCGAAAAAGCAAGAAAGGAAATAGGTACTGCTGTTGGTAAAAAGCAAGAGGAATTATTACAAAGAATAGCAGAACTTGAGGCGGGACTTATAGGTGTAGAAACATTGAAACAAAAAGCTATATCAATGGCTCAACAAACGAAAATGGGGTATGTATATGTTATTTCTAATATAGGTGCTTTTGGAGATGATGTTTATAAAATAGGAATGACCCGTAGGCTTGAACCCACAGAAAGAGTAAAAGAATTGGGAGATGCAAGCGTTCCTTTCCCTTTTGATATTCATGCTATGATATTCTCTGAAAACGCTCCTGAATTGGAATCAAAATTACATAATGTATTTGCAAACGAACGTGTAAATATGACTAATTATAGAAGAGAATTTTTCAATGTATCATTGGATCGTATAGAGGAGGAAGCAAAGAAATTAGGTGCTAAGGTAGAATTTACAAAACTTGCAGAAGCAGAAGAATATAGGGAAAGTCAGATATTGAAAAAGCAAATAAATCAACAAACAACGCCAAATATAAAAGAATTTCCTGATACAATATAATAAAAACTAATAAATTAAACATATAACACATGAAAAAAGTACTATTGCTCCTTATAGGGTTTTCTCCTCTTTTAGGATATAGTCAATTTATATTAACAAAAGATGGAATGGTTGATGAAAAAGACCAAAGCAAAAATTACCTTGTTTATAATTTTGAAGGAAAAACAGCTAATGAATTATATATTAGTGTTCTTACTGCTCTTACAAATTATTATGTGTCTGCCAAAGACGTATTAAGTAAGGTTGAGGGAAAAATAATTTCTATTAATGGAATTGAACAAAATGGTATTTGCTATGGTAATTTTATGGGAGGTTGTAATCATAAATTTGATTTAGAGTACACTATGTCCATAGATTTTAAAGATAATAAAATTAGAATAAATACACCTATTATAGGAAAGACAAAAGGGGACAATTTTAATAAAAACCATACCTATTCGTTAGTTGGAGGTGGAGGAATGTTTGGAACTTATAGCACTTTTAATAAGGAGGGTAAATTAAAAGATGAAAATTCAAAGAAAAGTATTGAAACATTCTTTAATGTATTAGTGCAAAATATAGTAAAGAGTGTAAAAAGCCAAGATAAAGACGATTGGTAAGAATAAAGAAAAGCCCCTTAATTGGGGCTTTTATTATGACCTTATTTTAATTCCTTTAGTGGTAATCTCACTAATACCAGCTTTCATGTTAGCTATATCTTTTTTCATCTCATGAAGCTGAAAAGTATTAGTCTCAATTCCTGCAAGGTGCTGTAACTGCTGAGCTAAATTGTTTTTGAGAGTTTCAAATGAATTTGTAAACCCTTTGTAGTACTCGATAGCTTGCAGTATGCCGTCTTTGGTCTGTTTTTGCAACTCTGTCAATAATCTTTGTTGCCCTAAAAGGTCATCCCCTGTGTCTTGGCTTATTCGCATATATCCTTTTTCAACTGCTTTGCGTTGTTCATTTAAAGGATTGTACTCATTAGGAACGGCATCAGCAAATTGTTTTATATAATTTTTCGTTGCTTCCAAACGCCATTTCATTTCTTCTGCAAGTTGTGAGGTTGTGTCACGAAGATACTCTGCCGTTTTCTTACTTTTTTCACTTTGAGAAAGAGTATCTTCTTTACTTATAGCTTTTGCTCTTTCTTTTACTTTCTTTTGAAAATCTTTAAGATAATCAGCTAAAAAGAGTTCGTAAGCTATTTTTTTACCTAAATTTTCAATTATACTTCCTACCGATTTAGCAAAAGCATCAAAGGCGTTTTCTCCTGACTTCAAAGAATTAACCACGCTATCTATAATACCACTTCCTAATTGTCCAAAAGTATTTTTGAGGAACTCATCAAACTGTTTCTCGGCTTCTTGCATTTGTTTGTAAGTATCAATAGCATCTTGTAACGCCTCTTTTCCCGTTCCGTAAAACTCTCTATTTTTTACAATGCTTTCTGCTAATTCTAAATTAAAATTACCTGCTTGGTCTATAAGTTTCGGATACACTTCTAATAACCCGTCCCATATTGTTCCTTGTTTTTTCCAAAACCAAGCCCCTTTTGTATAACTACCATTAGCAATAGATAGTCCTGAAAGGTTGCCCCTTGATTTTTGAAATTCGTTATATTTATTTATATATACACCAAGAGCCGTATAGGCATTAGCGATTTCTTTTGTCCCAAAGATAGATGTATTTTCTTTGTGTAACATCTTTTCCTCAAACAATAAACGATTGTACTCCGTCTGTTGAGTTATTTTGGATTTTGCTACTTCGGCTAATTTCTTTTCGTGCGCCATTCTTTCGTTTGCCGCTTTCTCTATACCACCCACTGCAAATCCTACCACTGCACCAATAAGAGCACCCCAACCACCCCCTGCACTACCTCCTATTTGAGCGTATTGCATTGTTTTACTAATGAGGTTGCCTGTATTCTGTAATGTCCTACCAAATTTTTCAAGAGAGGAATTCCCAGAACTTTTACCTATCTTTTCAAATTCTGCTCCAAGTTGCCCAAATTCACTTGTGATAGATTGAGCAGTTCCAAGCACCCCATTAAATGCTTCTTGCCATTCGGCAGTGTCAGGTTTTGCTTGAAATAACTTTTTTATATTTGCACCAAGTCTGCCAAATACTGTATCACCACGATCAGCTGTATCTCTTGCTTGTTCCAACTGCTGTTTAAGGTTTTGGATATAATCCACATTGTCCTTATCGCTCATGTCAAGGATACTTGCCAGCTGGTCAATTTCCTTTTCAGCATCGGCTACGGTCTCTCGTATCTCCTTGACAGTCTTTTTGCGCATATTCTCAAAGAGTTTAGCAATAGCGGTACCCTCTTTCTTGTAGAGTATATCCAACTTCTTAAGCTCACGAGCCTTTTCGTCTTGCGCTTTTTTGACTTGTGGAGCGTCTGCACCTAACTTGGCTTGCAAGGCGGCAATATCGGCGTTGTACTTCTCCTCAATGGCTTTGCGTTGGTCGGCATAGGTTTGGTACTTCTCCAATAGCTCTTTATATACCTGCTCTTGTTGGTAGAGCATATAATCATGGTTGGAGGCTAACAGTTGTTGCTCCTCGGTTTGTAGCTTGGCCATGTGAGCTTTGATTACAGGGGTATCTTCATTAAAGGCTTGTCCTTTCTTCCACTTACCCTCTGCCTCTGCTTGGGCTTTCTGCTGCTCGATAAAAGCTGCCATTTGGTCTTCGGTACGACGGCGTATTTCCTCTTCTTGCCTATCATAATCAAGCTGAATGATAGCAAGGCTTTTCTTTGCTCCATCCTCCATGATGTTGATACGGGCCTGCTCTTTCTGAAAAAGAAAATCCTGCTCACGGCGTGCTTCTTCTTGGGCTGCTTTCTTGTAGTCAAAAGTAGGGAGTTCAGATTTAGTGGCTTTAGATTTAGGAGTATTTTTTTGAGAAAGGTCAATGCCAGTACCTTGTTTGTACTCGTCAATCAATCCTTTTAATTTAGTTTTTTTAGCCTCTAAATCACTTAAATCTTTATTATCAACGCTCCTACTACTTTTGTTTTTGCTTTCAGCTTCATTTATTTTATTCTGTAACGCTAAAATCTCTTCTTTTTTTGCAATAAAATCAGTAGTTTGTACTTTTTCTTGCTGTTTGAGTTTGATTTGTCTCTCTGTCGCTTCATTATACATCCCCAACTCTTCCCAATCATATTTTAAATAAGGGTTGTTACTGTCTATTTTAGACACGGAAAGGTTGCTAATGGATTCTTTAGCTTGCTTTTTCCTCAAGTTGTAAGCCTCATTAATCAATTTCTTTTCAGCTTGTATTTGGTCAAGGCTTTTACCTGATAGACTGCTTTCGTAATTAGCTACATCATTCTTAACAACAACTTTTAGCTGTTTTTTCCTAAGTATTTTGTCTGCTTCTATAGATCTTTTAATGTCATTAATATCCATTTGAAGAGCCACTCTATGGTCTCTGCTTGCAGTAGTTTTCATCTCAGCTTTTAGTCTCTCAATCTGAGCTTCTTTTTGCTTGATAGTGTTTTCGGTATTTTTTACTGCATCCCTTGACAATCCCTCATTCATTGTTTCATAACGCCCATTAAGCTCCTTAAGAACTTGCGACATCTCACGTAATACCTGATTAAGAGAAGTGTATTTATCAAGTACCCCGTTCGTTGTCTTTTGTAGTTCTAAAAATGCCTTATTTCGCTCATTCCATGATTTGGTCTCATCCTGAATAGTCGCAATCAACTTATTGATTCTGTTTCTCTCTTCTTCTACCTTATTGGCTTGCTCCTCTCTCAGTTCGTTGTGTCTTTTAGTAGCTTCAGTATCAGCGTCAGTCGCTTCTCTCAAAATAAAATAGGCACTTATCAACCCCATTACAGCAGTAGTAACTAATACATAAGGATTAGAAAGCATGGTTGCATTAAGGAGTTTTTGAGCCTTCTCTAACAACAAAAGCCCTCTATATTGTGCAAGTTGAGCAATAGTCCAGCCTTTTGTAATCTCAGCATTAACAGCAACAATAGCACTATTCACAAGAATTGCGGTCCTGTACGTTCCATAGGTAGCAATAAGCCCCGCTATTACCTTACCCAAGGTTTGGTAATTCTCCACCAAAAACGATACGCTTGAGATAGCCCCCGAAGCTATGCCTTCGGTAGCCTTACCTATCTCATTGAGTACTTGTGCGAAATTATCCTTGAGATTGGATATTTGCCCTCCTAACGACTTGCTTTGTGCGTCCATAAGGTTGTAAAAAGTACCTCCTTCATCAGTCATATTCTTGATAACAGCTTGTACTTCGGCAAAGCCTATCTTACCCTCTGATACCATTTCCTTTATCTCGGTTTCACTCTTGCCTACTGCCTTGCTTAACTCGGAGATCATAGGAATACCTGCATTCATGAACTGATACAAATCGTTAGTAAACATGCGCCCCTGTGCTTTGACTTGCCCGTACACATGTATCAGTCGTTCCATAGGTACGCCTAATCCCGCAGCGACATCACCCATACGGCGGAGGGTCTCGGTTACTTCCTCTGCGGGGACTTGAAAGGCAAGCAAACGCTTAGCCCCTTCAGATACTTCTTGTAGTCCGAAAGGGGTTTTAGCCGCCAAATCAGTCATTTGTGCCATTAAGTCGTTGGCTTTCTCTTTGCTCTTGAGCATGGTGCCAAAGGCAATTTCAAGCTGTTGGAACTGGGAGCGGACGGCTATCACTTGTTTTATAAAGGCAGAGGCTCCCTGAAAAGTGAAATAAGCAGTTGCCCCTTTGATGAGGTTCTGCCATACTTGCGCCTGCTTCTCTCCCTCTTCTTGGGTTTTCTTGGTTAAGCTCTCAAATTGCTTTTTGATAGCCTCTATATCTTTCTTTATATCGCTTTGGTCTGCTCTTACTTCAAAGAGCAACTTGCCTTCATTTTCTTGCATAGTGAGGTTTAATTACTGAAATGATTTTAATTTTGAAAGAAAGCCTGCAAAGTCTGTTTGTGTTTCCTTTTTAGGGTCTTCCTTTTTGTCTTTCTTGTCATTATCATACGAGGGTATCACTGAGCTATATAGCATTACATTGGCATAGCTCATATTTAGCACATACTCAAAGGTTAGCCTATATTGCTTGGCAAAAGAGCCTACTAATCCCCAGATACTGTCGTTTCCACTTCCTTTGTTGGTTTTGTTATCATCATTCCCTTGAGGGAAGTGGAAATGACGAAAAAAGAGCGTATGTCCATTTGTTCTAATGCCTTAAAAAAGGCTTCAGAGAGTTCTGACATAGGGGCTTTGGTGAGTTTTTGAGCTAATACCTCCCCTTGGGTGATATTCTTTTTTCGTTTCCAGAACTGCCAAAAAGGCGGGCGTGCTACTTCTGTGAAGCGGTTGCCTAATATGATAACAGCCACAGCCCATGCTATATTCTCGTAATCTTCCGCCTTATGAACAATAGAGCCAAATATGTGATCATAGTCAATGGTATCGGCGGGTATCTTGCTGATGTACTTTGAAGCCCTTACCAGTGTAATAATAGAGGGCGGAGCGACTTTATACGCTTCGCCCCCAATGATTATTGTGGTTGGTTCTTCAAGTAGTGTTTGTGCTACTTTCTCTTCCATAAGGTTACGCTACTTTTTCGGTTGAAAAATATCCTTTACCACCATCAAGTGAAGTGATTTCAATTTCTATATTGTAGCCACTTTCCTCGTCATAGGTAAGAGTCCCTGTCATAGAACAGTAGAATATATCTACTTTTTCAGCTCCTGACACTTTAGGAATAATAGATACTGAGAATTTCTTTTTGGAAACAAAAGACTTCATAACGAGTTTATCTCCTACTTCTTCAATATCCCAAATCTCAGAAAGTAGTGCCTTACTAAAGTTTTTTACAGTACATTTAAACTTGTAAGTAGGCTCTCCTTTCATTTGGTCAATGATTTTACCCCCGATGGCTATCCATTTGTACTCCTTACCATCTTCTTTATCTATATTGTAACTGCCTTCTTTGACAATCCCTAATGTCTTAAGAACAGTACCCATTGCGCCTCCTGCTCCTGGCGCTCCGAACTTGAATTCTACTTCGCCCCAAGTAGTGGCGTTGTTATCTACGTATGCCATAATATAAAAAATTAATTGTTAATGATTAATTACTTTGTTAGGTTTCTAATGTCTGACTACTGAAACCTGACTACTGATTAAATGTGTTATACCTAAATTTAATTTTTGCGTTGATGAAAAACTGCTTTATATCCGTCTCCTCAAAGGTTTGTATCATCTGATGAAGCTGTAATCTGTAATTGCGTAGATCCGTTTCTGCATTCTCTATGATTGGCATTAAAGCCTGCTCGATAGTATCACATCGTACAAAGTCTTTCCTATACTGATTATCATTATTTTTGACCAAGTGGACAAAGATATTGATGTTAATTACCCCCGTTTGGTATTGCCCATCTAACCCAGTAAGGAACGATATTACACAATCCTCTTTTTGTGAGTTCAAAGGGCGTACCCCATTGCGGTAGGTTTGCCCATTGATAAGAGGGTTTATCTTATCCTTAAAGTACTTATATAGGTCGGCTTCTATTTGTGAGGCTGTTTTTTTCATTGAGATAATGCTTTTAAGAGTTTCGGTACTTCACGCTCGGCCAATAGTTCAGCGGAAGTAAGTACATTGTAATTACGGGCTTCTACATAGCTTGCGTACTTCATTCCTGCAACCACGACAAGTACAAACCCTTTTGGATATTGAGATGTTACCTTATTGATAAATGCTTCACCCTCTTTTTGTCCGCTTTTTCCTCCTTCTGTCCCTCTTTCAGTAGGGGCAAATCCTCCTTTTTCAATGGGTTTGCCGTCTTTCAAGACAATATACCCAATGGACGAACGGAGGTTACCAGTCCTATCCTGATAGCTACCATACTCACGCGCTTCATTGATACACTTTTCACCTACAAAGCGCAGGATACGAACAATTTTCTCTTCGTATTTGGCTATCTTTTCTTGGATCATACGCTCAATATCTGCAGGGGTGAATTGTGGTGTTATCATACGAATATACGGCAATGGAAATAATCAGTAGAAAAACGTATTACCTGCTTTTCAAGGCGGATATTACCCTCGTTATCTACTACCTGAACTGTGGTGCCTGCTGCTATGGTAGGCGTTTTTTTGGGTGCATAGATAGTAGCGGTACAGTCAAAGATTTGTCCATCTGTTTTACTTATCTTTTGTCCAGCTCCTGCTATCTCATCACGACATGCACCTACTTCCTCCCATGTTATAGGGTTTGTAGGGTAGGTAGGTATGCCGTCTTCATTGATAGTTGGCTGTTGGGACACTTTTTTTCTAAGTAAATAAGGGTATATCTTCATCTTTAAAACATATTGGTAATATCTCTTACAGTGGCTTTTTCCTCTAACAAATTAACCCTACCTAACTGCTTACAAAGCAAATTGTAAAATGAGGTAATAGCTGATTTGTCATAAGAAAAGGATAAACCACCTTCAGAAAAGGACACTGGTCGCAATAAGAGTTCAGGAATAAGGTTGTAGAAAAACAATTTTGTCTTTCGTTCGTTATCCTCGTTAAACTCATCAGAAAGCCCCAATCCTACCCGTTGCATTTCTGCAATGAGTAGGGTAGTTGGGTATTCTACATTCCAGAGTTTAAGTTTTTCATCTATGTACGCTTGCGCTGTCATTAGAATTTCGTTTTGATGATGAGTTTGCGCTTACTATCGTTCAATACCGGAGTAGCAAACGCTGTAGCTTTGGTAGATACTGATATAGGGTTTTGTTCCCCAAAAGTATTTACCAAAATGAAGTTATCCTTAATAGATTTGCTCATCACATCGGCAAAGTCCATTGTGAACTCTGGAGTAGTGGTGTATTGAGTAGTACCCAACAATGCTGAAGTAGAGAATAAAATGTTACCCTCTTCCCAACCATTATCCACAGATACTTCTCCGTTTTTGCCCTCAAAGCTGATAAAAGACTCCCATACTTTTATAATAGGCAATCCACGTTCAGCAAGTTCGGCATTAAGTTGCTCCAAACGCACATCAGGCAAAATGGTAGTAGCGTTGATAGGAACACCTAACACAAAAGCACGTGTGTTTTTGTTCTTCAATACCTGATTGAGAGTGGCACGGCTCATAGTGATAGTGGTATAACTATACCCTTTGCCTTTGGCTTCCTCTTGGTATTTTTCGATTTCCTCTATAGGGTTAGCATCAGCATCTGCCCATTTCTTTACAGCGTTTTGTGTTTTCACCTTGAAGTCTACTGATACATTTAACACTCCGTCGTTATTGGTAGCCGTAGTTTTGTATTTACCAGTAGATACAAGCTGTTTAGCCATCCATTCCATACGAGCATTGATACCGTCAATACAAAAACGAGGGTCTTCGTATATCTTACCAGTCAGTTGGTTTTTGATACCAGCATTAGTAGGATTAGCATTTACCGCATAACGAAGTTGCTGAAGTGTAATGAGGTCTCTTTCGTTTAATTTTCTGGCAATTTCTACTTTTGGGATTTCTCCTTTGATACTTTCCACAAAATCACGCCCTTTAAGTGGTGCTTTTGAGCCAATAGCTACGATGTCCGCCATTATTTTAGCCCCATCAGTTCCCTCAATATTAGAGTAAGTAAGATAAGGGTTGAACGCCAAAGGAAAATATTCGCGGTATCGCAAATCTCCTAATGGGTAGGCTTGAATAATAGCATTCATATTAGGCTGAGAAAACTCAGGAATAATGTTGTTTGCGTTGATATTCATCTGTTTTAGTTTTTAAGATTATTAAATGAATGAGATACGAGGCAAAGCGGTGCGTAGGAATGCCACGCCTGCTTTTTCTTTGTCTGGTAGCGCGTCTTTGCGTGCTGTTCCTGCCATTATGACTGCTACAAGTGGCATATCGTCAATGACTACATCGTGAGCGGTTAGCCCCAATGCTCCTGCTGTATTGGTTTGTGAAAGTGTTTCATTCACCACCTTAAACGTACCATCGGTGTGAGGCACTAAGAGCGTGCCTGCGGGTACTACGCCGTCAGTGAAGCGAGCTTTGGCGGTAGTAGGGTCAATTTGTACTCCCCCAGGGTAGGTAGCGTCCTCTTGGTCAAATACGACTATTTGGCGTCCCGCTTTGTCTGAAATTTGGACTTGTTTCATAAGTGTTTACTGTTTTTTGAAAGTTTCATTAATATACGCTTGTACATCCGCTGATACACCGTTAGCATCGGTACCACCCCCTAACACATTACTTGAATGAGAAGAAAGCCCTGTATTGGCTTGGGTCTGCAAAAATGCTTGTTCGTCAGCTTTTAGTTCGTTGACAAAGGCATCCATTTCGGCATCGTCTTTGAAAGTACGCCCTAAGTGATGCTTGTAGAACGGTTCCGATACCCCCTGCGCTTTGAGTTGGCCGAGGAAACGTTCCTTAGCGGTTTGTTGTTGCTTTTCTGCTTGAAAGGCTGCGATTGTTTCATTTTGTTTTTCAACAGCTTGCAAAAGACCCCTTGCCCACTCTGGCATTTCATTAGGTTTAGGTTCAGTAGGAGGAGTTGGAGGATTTGGATTAGATTTAGCCCTCATTTCTTCGAGTTCTTTCTCTAATTTCTTGCGAGCTTCTTCGGCTTTTGTAAGGCTGGTGCGCCCTTTGTCTGCTACTGATTGCAATAGTTTGACTTCTTCCTCTACGCCCTTGACAGCGTTTTCTATTTCCGTATCATCTTTAACCGCAGCCGCTAATCGGGTAGCGATTGCTTTTAAAACTGATTCCTCTAACCCCAAGTGCGCATACTTGGTTTTGAGAGCTTGTAGGATTTTTTCCATAAAATGTACAATATTTGTTCTACCGCAAAGGTACGCAAGAGCTTGAGAATAAGAGGTATGTAGGTTTGTGTAATGTTTGTATTTTCTTTGTGTTTTTTTTGTTTTTTACTTATCTTTTCTATTAAGAAAAGTTTAACCACATCAAAGAGTAAAAAAATAATATATTTTATTGCGCAATAAAAATAAATTCGTATCTTTGCAATGTCAAAATAAGAGAGTGTATAACAAATAAAATTTAAACAAAATGAGAACTATTACAATTAAAGACATCTATAATGATGTAAGTTACATTAACCCAAGTGTATCTACTATTAGTTCAATAGGCGATTACATAGAAGAGAGTAGCAGGCAGGTTGCTCAATCAGTGAGAAATAGAATATCAGAATACTTGCCACAAAACACATTAGCTCATAAGATCATCACTGAGAACTTAAAAGATTTCTTCTCTGATAAGCAACTATGGGTAATAGCATACGAATTACAAAAGAATGAAGCGTATGTAACCAATCTTTCTAATGAGATAGAGAGAAGAGAGCAGGCAGCAGAGCGCAAGGCAGCAGCAAGTAAGGCTAAGTTATCAGCCAATAAAGAGGGTAGTCAAGAAGTGCTTGACTTTGTAAAGTCAAACAAGAAGCTATTAAAAGACTATTATGCTTTTGTGAAGTCTAATAAAAAGTACTCAAAAGAGTTTTATTCTAAGAAATTCACTTTTGAAAGCGCAAAAGAATTTATCAATAAAGTATAACAACTAAAATTCAAGAATAATGAAATTAGATTTTTACACAACAAAAAGCTACACTTACATTGTAGCTGGTAATGTTACTTTTAGAAAGAGAGAACAAGGTTACCCACGAGTTAATGAGGTACCATTTGAAAGGGTAGTTTCTCAGAATTTTACTGAAAAACCATATTTTACAGCATTCATTGATGTAGATGGTGAAATTACAGATGAAAATCTTAATGAAGCCTACTCTCAATTTTGTGATTTCTGTAAGAGAAAACATGAAAAGAATAAAATTCAGAAAGAGCAAGCCAAACAAAGCCTTGAAGCCGATTTTCGTGCGCTTGAAAACGAAATTAAAGAGGGCAAAGTTTTTGATGCAAATCTAGAGAATATCAGAAGAATATTATTGTATCTCAATTCTATGAATTGGGGGGTATGGCAACTCCCTAAGATGACATGTGGGTATAGTGCTCATCAGTACGATTGTGACGGGCATCAAGCATCTACAATAACACTTGACAAGCCTATTGATTATTATGGTGAAAAAGTCAGTAAGTTCAAAGTTGGGGGGGGTAGATTACATTTGACAAAATATAAATTTGTTTAACAACAAGCCCTCTTAATTGAGGGCTTAAAAAATATATTTATGAATACAGACGACGTTTTTAATCAAAAATATGAGGTAGCCAACATGGTTATACCTAAGTTCTTATTAGCGTGCAACCCTATCGTCCCCAATATAGACCTTACCTATATCTACTCCCCTCATTATATGAGCCTAATAATGGTTATTGAGGAGAACAGCGAGATTGTAAGGCTCAATGATACCTACAGAGCCATGCCCCAGCGGTTATATGTGTATGATATGTTGGAGCAATTTAGATTCGTGGTTGTTCAGAACAATGTAATGAGTATGGGAGGGGTATATGGCCCTGTTATATCAGTAGAACAATTCATTGAAGAAGCGTGGCTGTGGTACAAGAATTATCTTGATTGGGAATTAACACAAATGCAAGGATTATGACAGCACAAGAAAAAGTACTTTATATCATTGAACTATTAGAGTTATCAGATAGGCAGGTTGCTGCTGCTATAGGTAAGGCCTTATCTACTACTACCCATAAAAGGTTACAATTGGGGCGCAACAAATTCACAGATGAAGATTTGCTAAACCTCAAGAATTATTACATAGAGAAGCTCAGGCAGATAGAAAATGTATAATAAAAAAGCCCTCACTACGAGGGCTTACTTATTTACCGAAATAACTTCAATCTCCACAAGAGCAAGGCAATCACCCCTATCAGCAAAGCACCAATGATAAGGGCAAAGGGAATTGTTTTAACCTCTTTCTGCACCTGCTTAGTGGCTTGTGTATATTGGCTTTGTATATCGGATTTTTGGCTTATCTTATTATCTATATAAAGAGTAGTATCAGCTTGTTGCAAGCTCTTAGAAAGGTTGTCTATGGTTTTAAGGGTAACCTTTCCGCCCTGTACTCTTATGGTCTCCTTGTCGCCGTCCCTAATACGATAATACACTACTTCTTTAGCGTTACCTACACTGTCCTTGTCGCTTTCAAGGGTGATTTCATAGGATTGGGACTGCTGAAGGTCAAAAGCGCTTACGTTTTGGGCTTTTTCTACGTGTGTGGAGTTGTCTTTTACCTCCTTCCTTTCGCTCTTTTGCTCTTCTCTGTGCTCTGTTTTGTTTAATTTTTTGCCTTTGCAACCAGTCAGTAACAAAAGGGCTAATAGTAAACTCAAAAACTTTCTCATACATAACTATTTTACTTTTTCAATTTCTTTAATTAGTGCTTTGAGGCTCTCTGCATAGTTCGGAGCAGTGGCATAACCTGCTTTTGCTACTTCCTCGGCAAACTTGTAAGGGTCTGCTTTGACATCTAACGCCTTGGTGTATCGCTTGTTCCTGAAAAAGAAATTAGCATGGTCTGTAAAACACTCTTCAGGGGTGGCATACTTCATAAACCAATCTCGTACGATATACAAGTATTTACCATCTGTACGTTTGGTGATACTAATCACTTCAGGAAATCTGTCCTTTTCATTAGGGGTAGCCAATACCTCCGTTGTTCTTAGGAGCTGCTTTTTCTCTTTTGGGGTACTACTAACAAGGCTCTTAGGTACTTTTATACCAAAAAAGTTATTTCCTATAGGGCTTTTTCCCCAACCACTCTCAAGCCCTGCTTGTGCTAAAATAAAGAGGGCGGATATACCTGTCTTTCGCTCGCTTTCAAGAGCTACGGGCTTGTAGGTTTTGATAAAATTAAGCTGTGTTTGGTTCATGGTCTTCTGTTTTAGGATTGTCGTTTTCTTTCATATAGTCGGATATAGCCTTAACTACGACTTCTAAATTGTCTCTATTGACTACAATTTTACTAATAGTTTGCCCTGCTTGGTCTAATCTCACCTTGTCTTCAGCTTTCTCATATATACTTTTGACCTCGATAAGGCAAAGGGCTATAGCGCCTATAAGGGTGATAAAAGGAAATAGCCATAGGGAATATTGGTAGTAGGCTTCCAAATACCAAATCGTACTCATCTGCATACAATCCACTATTGAGAGGGCAATCAGTACATTGTAATACTGGGCGAGCTTGCTCACGGTGCGCTTATAGCCGTAGGAAGTGCGCATAACTCCCATTCGATGGGCCTTACGAACACCGCTCCACAAGTCCGCCAAGATCATAACAAGTACTAAAGTGTAGATACCAAAGAGTATCCATAGGGTTACAAAGATTTTTTCCATTTACTTTCTGTTATTAATTATTTTTAAAATAAGCGGTGAACCACCATATACCCCTTACCTTGAGGTAGTCAAGGTTGCTTTGGTTAGCATAGGCTTCCCTTTCAAAAATGATATTGCGGTAAGCCTTATCCCAATTGCGATAGCGTAAATACTTGATAAGAAAATCAAGAAAATACCAAATAGCAAAGAGGAGTATCAGGGTCTCTACCTGCTGTCGCAAGTGGATACGTTCGTGGTTGATAAGCTCTTTATCGTACTTATCTCTATCGTTGCGAACGAAGATGAAAGGATATAGGGTGATTGCCCTATACCCTTTTGGCACGAGAAACCTATTTTTCCTTACCATTGGCTTTTGGTTTTTCAGTGCTTTCTCCTTTGATAAGAGCCGAGCAAGTCTCGTGTATATGCTTAATCAAGTCAATATCCGAGGGTTGGAAATTGGTGTTTTGCATATTGAAATCGTGCTCGGTTACCGTTCCTGACAAATAGGAAGCGTAGCCCATTGGGTTTTGAATGTTTTTCTGTACAGAGAAAGCCACAGCACGAGGTGTTTGGTCTTTCTCAAATTCGTAGGAGTACACCACGATAGCGCCTTGTACTTCTTCTTGTGCGGTGATACGCGTTGTTTGTTGAATGATTTGCATGATATATAAAATTTTAATTTATTGCGCTCCTGTGATAATTCCATTAGTTACAGTTATCTTAACATTACCAATGTTTATTGTACCCGAGAAACTTTTTTTACCTTTTACAAGTATATCTCCACTTCTGACGTCTATAGCAGTAGCTCCATTTGTCCCATTCCCTGCTTCTAATACAAGAGCTGCATTATAACCCCCACCTCTACTTGTTAGGTGTAAGGCTGTATGAGCAGTTTCCCCAAATCCTGATGAATAAATACTCGCAACAGGACGTGTACCTACAAGTTCTTGTAATTGTGCCGGGTCGTTTATAATAACCTGAGTACTCCTATTTGTTACCCCTCCAAAGGCTTTTATAATTCCATTAGAAGCTATGGTAAGTCCATTTGCTAATAGGCTTGTTTCTCTCCCACTTTCTATATTGAAATTTCCTATTCTCCCCTTAGAAGCATATATACTTCCGTCCTCTGTTACGCGAAAAGGCGCTTGTTTTCTTTTATCATAAGTTTCTCCTGCCCAAAACCTTTCTTCATTATTAGCATTACCTACGCCCGTGATACCTGCTTTTGCACCGAGAGTATTCCCTACAATCATCGTACCAGTGGCTACCACGTTGCCTGCTATCTGTGTATCGTTAAGGAAGGCGGTCTTTTGGTCAAGTTTGCCAATACGCTGGTCTGTGTTAGCCTTATTCTTGTTTTCTAAGTCTTCAATTCGTGCAGCGTTTTGTCTGATAGTCTCTAAATCGGAGTTGATATTAGCGATTTGGTTTTCCACATCTTCAGGAGCTGGAGACCAGCTTACAAGGGTAGTGCTTTCAAATACTCCACAAGCGTAAAACAACCAATCTCCTTGTAAAGAGTTCAATCCAAAAACACCCTCACCTATATTAGGCGTGTTTACCTTTGTCCAAAATAGGCGCCATCCATTACCTAATGGTTTGCTTTCACTTGCTGTGTTTAGAGCACTATAAGTCTTATCCCATCTTCCAAAACTAAATTTTCCACTCGTTAAAGGCTTAGCTATCAGCATAAATATCAAATCCTTGTTGGAATAATCATAGGAAGCTAAATTAAAACCATACTGAAAATTGCCATTATCTATAGGTCGAAACACTCTGACAACCTTACCAAATGTTTCATCATCATAAGAAGTTGCCCAACCACTTAAGAGATTAACAAATTTAGTTGCTTCAAATCTTGAGTTTAGCACTAAATTCCTTGCTCCAATATTTAGCTTATTTACCTCCCTTTCAGCGTGTGTTTTGGCGGCTTGCAAGTTCCGTTCCGCCTCTTGGATACGTGCTTGTTGTTCAGCCGACAACGCTATGCCCGCTCGACGATTGGCTTCTGCTATAGCTTGTAACTTAAGTAAATCGGCTTGTGCTCGTGCGTATGATTCAGTGGCACTTTTGGCACTGGCTACGGCTTGCTCTCGGCTTTGCCTTTCATTATCTATCTTATTCTCTAAGTCTTCAGGAGCAGGAGACCAGTCTGTGGGTTTATTCCCCTTTTCAATCTTTAACATCTCAAAATCACATTCATAAGACGGATTTTGGGTGTGTACTAAGAGCTTTTTATATGTTCTTGATACAGAAAAAGGTATTCCGTTTATGATTTCCCTAGCATTAGGCCAATCAGTGTCCCATAGAAAAGTTCGTGGAATAGTTTTGTGGTTTTTAAGAGTAAAAATATAAGTTGCTCCTATTTCTAAATTTTGAGACAAATCATACCATGCGATAGGCACAAATGATGAAAAGGTTTGTGTAATTCTCGGTTTAGAATTGAGTACAAAATTCCTACCCCCAACTTGTATATTGCTTGTCTGCTCATTAGAGTACTGCTTTAACCTACTCTCCAATGACTGCAAATCAGGATTAACAAGCTGTTTAAACTCTAACTTGTTGCTTTCTGAGATTTGGAGGTGTGCGTTTATCTCTATGCGATCGTCGTATAGGGCTATAAACTGCTGTCCATTACCTGAAGCAATACGATTGGTTACCATTTGCCCGCCTGTAATCTCAGTAAAGCCATTGAATTGGGCTATTCCTCGCTCGCCGTCGTACTCTGAATTGACCGTGGCATATAGAAAGTGGTAAAAGCCCGCTTCTTGCTCCATGTCTATCTTGGTTTCGGAGAGGACAAACTCGGCTGTCTCTATAGCCTTATTGGCCTTGATGTAGAGGTAATAGCTCTTTGCCTTATCATCTAATCTACCTGACACAAATTGAGAAACATACCAATACTTATAATCAGCCGCGGAGTGGCTTGGTTTGATGTCTGTGGTGCCAAGGGTGTAATGCTTGATCCAACCACTGCCAGCATTGATTTGCTTGTTGTTCCTATCAAAGTACAAGGTATGGGGTACGGTGATAGGGTTGGTCTTATTGGCAACAAAAGCAAATTGTCCTGATTTGTTACCTACTAAGGCCATCATCGTTTGCACTGTGGCAGGAATGATACTTTGGGTATATTCAGGAAAGGCTTCTTCTACCTGCTTGATTGTCTCTAAGGCATTGCGCCAACTGCGTTTGGTTAGTGATTGTGTCTGTTTGTTCATCTCTCCAAAATACACCTCTTGATTTTGGAGTTTGCGTATTTCTGAGGAAAAAGATTGCCCTTGTACCTTGTTGGATAACTCTATTTGAGGGCTGTATGGGTTATTTACATACTCCTTTAATCCTACGATACGAATAGCTACAGGGGTACGTTGAAACTCGGTATCTGAAAAGTGGATATAAGCCCCCATTTTGAGCCGTCCGCCTACATTGACCCATCGCTTTTTTGCCCATATTCCGTCCAAATCACCAGTAAAGGTAAATAGGTCTGCTCGGTTCTCATACAGATACTTACATGCTTCCTTCATCATCTCCCAGCTGGCTCCCGTTTTGGTGTCATTGTCGCAAATATAGGCAGCAGGCAGGTGCATGTTATATACAGAATATTGGTCTCCTATGGCAGGTTTAAATATATCATTCGGCATAGTGGTGCCGTCCTCTTCCTTGGGGACTATCTCAAAGCGGCGTGTGCTATGGTTGTAACCGCTGCTATGCTCATAACGGCTAATCTCAAACTCCCTACCTGATAACATACCACTTTCAAAGTATATCACCATCTTTTCCCCTTTGATTTGGAGGTCGGCAAAGTTGAGCGCTTCGGGTATGGTGGTATCGGCAAAGTCGTAGAAGTGTTTGTCTCTATCCACTTCAAACACGGCCGATATAGTCCCTTTGCGACTTGGGTATATATGGGAAAGGTCAAGGCTTTGTTCGTTGATAAAGCCGTTGTTTTGCGCATTCTTGATAGCTATTGATAGCCCCTTGTCGTCTGAAACAAAGGTTACCCCTTCATATACATACTCTTGTGATTTGGGTAGCAATAATTCTTTATTACCGTACTTAGAGCGGTCAATATTGCGTTTCCCTCCTTGTACATAGAGGCGTGTAATACGGCTTTGCTCGGTAGTACGACTTACACCTGTCTTAAAGCCCTTGCCTTTGCCATATTGAAGAGGTAGCGGATTGTCTTTGAAATATTCTACCTTGTGGAGGTGTATGGTCTTACCTATAATCTCGTATTCTGTCTCAAAGGCTTTGGCGATCATGTCCAAGGCTTCCAAGCAGTTATTATGGTTATAGCTGATGAGCTTTTCATTAGCTTCAATCGTGGTGCCTACCTGCCAGCCGCTATCTATCATATTAAGGCAATCTACCAATATTTGTATATGATAGCGAGGAGAGGCTGTGAAAGGAAACTTGAGGGTCTTATCATTGGGATTGCGAAACTTGTAATTCTTCAGGTTTGCCCCCTCGCTGTCCATGGTAAGGGTATATTCAAAGTGTCTGCTGTTATGTTTCACCACTTTAGCAGGCTGATTGAGGGTATAACGTTCTCCCTGAAAATCACACCACGCCCCAGTAGGTATATCTGTGTAAGTAGGTAAGGCAAAGTATAGGTTAAGGGTATGCTCCCCCATAATGGAGCGGTAACGATAGCTCTCATCGGTAGGAAGGACGTCTATATAGGTGCTGTTAAAGTGTAGTTGCATAGTTATTAGATTTCAAGGCAAAGGTACGTTTTGGAGTAAAAATACACTCTATTACAGTTTGTTTATTCTTTGTATTTTCTTTGTGTATTTTTTATATTTCCACAAAGTAAAGGGTAAATTCTACCCTCAAAGTGTCTTTTGTGAGTAGTACCTCTTTTACATTGGCCTTTTGATAGATAGCCTTAAAGGTACTACCAAAAGCATTAACAGCACGTTCTCCACTTTGAGAGAGGTTGTATAATAGTGCTTCGTACAATTCCCAAAAGCGATTGATAGGCTGTTTGATGTAGCAGAGAAGCTCAAGGGTGCGTTCCTTAAACACGTTGGGATATTCGGCATATTGTACCCCGGCAATGGTGCTGCTGGTAGTGGTTAGGTGCTCTTTTACCTCATAACTCTTTAGTAGATTGCTTTCGTTCTCCTCCAATAGGTAAATACCATACTTGGATAGGTCTATGGTGTCAATCGTAAAACCTGAAGGGGGCAAGGTGTCATTAGGGGCAATATAGGTATAACCTTGCAAGGGATTATCATAGGCAAAAGTAGCCTCGTAAGTGATGTAGCCTTGTTCTTTTTTGGCTTTTCTCACTCCAACAAAGCGCAATCGGAAAGACTTGCCCAGCTCCTCAAAGTGAAAATCATTATAGGTTTGAGCAGATAGAAAGGTTATAAAGGTATCGTATTGGTCGCTTTTGGTAACAAAAGACAAGGATATAGAGAGGTTGTCCAATTGAGGATCGTCTGTGTCGTACTCTTTGCCATAATACTCTGCCCAGTCGTTAGAGGGTAGTTTTTTGAGAGGAGGAAAGCAAAGGAGGTCTTTGTAGTTACCCTCTAAGAGATAGGTTTGGTAATTGGCTTGTATGTCAATAGTGTTAATTTTCATATTTTTGTTGCTATTTAAAAATATTGTTGTATCTTTGCATTATCGATTCTGCGGATTCGATATTACCGACACCTATGTTAAGATTTATCTTTTCATAGGTGTCTGGGTTTAGAATTCTATCTTATACAATCCTCTGTTTTCTTTCAACATCCATACTTCTCTTATCTGTTTTCCTTCTTTAATTCTGAACTTAATGAGTTTTTTAAGATGCTCTATAGTATAATCTCCTTCGTCTATTACAATGCAATCAGACTGTTTTAACCCTCGTGAAAGCATGTTTTGTAGCCCTTTTTTAGAGTTTTTATGCCCCTCGTGCTCGTAAAACTTATCTCCTACCTTAAAATCAGGACACTTGCCCCAATAAGGTGTATCTTTTAAGTCAGCATATAGTTGTTTGTAGGTTTCGTTTTTCAAAGGTGAGTCAAAACGTGGAAGTATAGTTGTTTCGTGTCCTTGCTGGGCAAAGAAATCACAACATTGATATACACGTTCATAGTCTGAACCCTCTGTGTTTACAAGGTTAGAAATATTTATTTTCCCTCCATTAGGGTATTCTTTGGCTATTTTTGTGATATAGAGTTCATTCTTTTGAGCAGATACATTCCCCTCAATAAAATACGGCTTTGTTTTCCAATTCTTGAACCTATCTTTGTTGTCTGTTACCCATTGTTTATAATTACCTGGTACATCACCCACGTAATTAGAGGAACTTTCAGGAGGTAGGGTTTCATCGGCTTTGAGTTCTTTGATAAGTTCTTCGTCTGTTTTAAGAATAGTAATAATATGACACTTACAGCCTACATGCCAGCCGTGAAAGTGGAATGTTTTGGGGTATTTGCCTTTGAGCTGGTCGCACATGTCATATACTTTGTGCTGTGGAGATAGGCGTACTTCAAATCCTACTACATCAGGGTTTTGCTGTATCCGTAACCAATCAGCAGACTTATAGGCTACATTGATTTCATTGCTGGCAAGGCGCAAAGCATTTTTGTAGGCGCTTCTATAAACTCCTTGCCCAGGGTGATAGTTTTGGGCGTTCTTGCTTAATACAAGATTGCCGTATTTGTCCCTTACCCTGCGAAATAGAGCCGTTGGGTTATTCAAAAGGTTGCGTACTTCACGGCTTAGCTGAACAGCGCTTTTGCCCTCCTCCAAGGAAACAGATAAAGCAAGCTCTATTTCACTTTGTGCTTTTTTA